TGGCTTTCAAAAAACATCCGTCCATTAACCTTAATATTTCTTGTAATATCTACAGTGTTGATAATATTTATCGATGCCGGAGCGTTGCAATTTGAAGTTAAGGCTAGCTGGATAGATTTATTACAATTAGTATTAATAACAGTGATCGGTGCTTATTTCGGCGGACGTTCACTTGAAAAAGTAAAAAAATAAAATTATGGCAATATCACAAGACACGGCTTATCAGTTTGGACAACTAGGCTCGGTTTTTTTAGATGCTTCTGGAGCAGCTAGTCCACCTGACGGTAAAGTATTTGTAGCAATAACATTTTTAGCAGATACTATATTTGATGCTTCTGGTGGTTTAGTTCCTCAAACTAAAGCAGATATAGTAAAAGGTGCTAACACCGGTAAAGTTTTAGCTACTGTAGATGGATTAGAGTGGGCGAGTACTGAAGCCGCAGCACACAATTTAGGTGACGGTAGCGAAACAGCTATATCAGGTTCTGGAGGTTTACAAATTGACGCTAGTAATACATTTCCAAAAGGAGTTACTATTTATGGTAGATATATTGAAATAGACTTAACTTCTGGTATGTGTATAGCTTACATAGGAGAATAATGTTAGGACTAGGGCATAGTATATCAACTACTCCTGATTTTGAATGGGGCAACTCAAAGTTTTTAGCATTTGACGGTGTAGATGATAAAGCTGAACTTAACGTTGATTCTGCTTTTATTTCTTCTGTTGCAGGAGAAGGTAATATAGGAGCTAACATAGGTTTTTCTTTTTGGATAAAACCTACATGGAGTACATCTGGTTCTTATGGTACTACTGGTTTCGCGCCTAGAAGGGTAAACTTTTGGTATCTTGGGGCTCCAGAAGACAACCACGAGTCTGTACAAGGTTACTATCAGCTAACTAATAGTTCAGGTACAGCTCAAAACAGATTATGGTCTGAACTAAGAGCTACCACAAGCTCTAATACTAGAGACAATGATTTTTCAGTGCTGCACACTGATAATAGCATAACAGGTGTAGGTGGAACTTCTACTAGTTCCTGGACAAGCGGTAATCCATCTGGTGGCGCTTGGGTACATATAGTTATGACAAGAGCCACAGGTAATTGGACGCAATATTGGAACGGCCAAGCTTTATCTATGAACGATAGTGATTCTGGTACACTAAATACAGATAACTCTATAGCTAGAAAACTAGTATTAGGTAACAAACCTACAGACAATGGTTTCCATAAATACGGCGTTAGAGACTTTGCTGTATTTTCAGCACAACTAACATCTGGTAACGCTAGTACTTTATATAACTCTGGTAACTTTTTTGATGTAAGAACAGCGGGCATAAACAATTTAGGTGTTTACTACCCATTTAATGAGCATGTTAGAGATGTAGTTGGAGGACATAATTTAACGCTAACAGGCGGAACCTTTACAGCTTTATAATATGAAATACGCAATATTAAATACAAGTGATATAAATACAATAGATTTTTCTAAAGTAAAACAAACAGACGCTAACTCTGTTAGAAAAACTTTAGATGGCAGCAAGTTTGTAGTAAAATTTGAAGGCAACACACCTGATTTTTTAGATGGTGTGACGCTTTACACAAACCAAGAGATGATAGAGATTTTTTGGAATATAGATAACGGTTGGCAATTAATAGAAGAAGAAGATTAATATGTTAGGATTAGGAAATACATTATCAGGAGGTGCACCTCCGTCAGAATTTACAGCTGCTAGTATATCAAGTTTAGATCTTTGGTATGACTTTAGTACTTTAACAGGTTCTAATGGAGATGCTGTATCTTCTTTCGCTAACGCTGGTGATGGTGGTAGCAATTATGATTTATCACAAGGCACAGGAAGTGTACAGCCAAACTTAGATACAAGTGAGTTATCTTTAAATAGTTTAGATTTTGATAATGATAAATTTCAACTTGCTAACGCTTATTTAACAACAGATCAAACATTTTCTATATTTATTGTATATGAAGTAGATGCTACTGGTGATGTAGATACATTTATAGCTGGATCAACAACAGGCGCTAATCAATTTGGTGTTTATAATCATAAAAATGTTACTACTAGATTTAATGCTGATGTTACTGGTTCTCTAAATAATGTAGAATATATAAGAACAGATCAAGCAACACAAGATGCTGGTTATACTGGAGACGCTACAACTACAACAGAATACACGTTAACCGCTAATCCAGAAATATTAGTATTAACAAGAGCCGCTGATGAAGAAATTAAAATATTCAATAAAGCGGGAGATTTAATAGGTTTATCTACTAGTACAACTAACAACCACGCTAATACTAACTTTCAAATAGAATATATTGGATCGCAGTCTAATACTGGTAGTCCAAATAATGGTGTTATAGGTGAAATTGGAGTATACAATAAAACTTTATCAGCAAATGAAGTTTCAAGTTTGATTACTCATTTAGCTGCTAAATGGAGTATATCATAAAAATTATTAACAATTAAATTAAATTAAATATGGGAAAAAAGAAAATGGTTGACTTAAAACCAAAGGCAGATAAAATATCTGATAAACAACTAGAACAACTACAAGGACTAGTCAGTAATATAAATAAAATAAAATTTGACATTGGAACAATGGAAGCTCAAAAACACAGCTTACTACATACTTTGTTTCAAGCTAACGAATCTATCATGGATTTACAAAAAACTTTTGAAGAAGAGTATGGTACTTACGATATTAACATCCAAGATGGAACTATAAATCACAAAGATGAACAAACTGATAAGAAAAATTAGTGTAGGCAAAGACTACAAAAACGACGCCATGCATTACTCAGTTGGCCAAGAGGTTTACGGTGGACATACTATTTGTAATATAATAGAAGAAGAAGACAAGTTTTCTGTTTATATTAGAAAAAATAAAGATGTCTTACCTTGGAAAGACTTTAATAAAAACATGGCTGTTTCTGTGGAGTATAATTTAGAATACTAATGAGAAGTGTTTACAATTTTGTAATAACACCTAAAGGAAAAAGATACAACAATACTAAAAAAATAGAAGATAAAGAACTTATTTTAAACACAGAAGTTTTTAATCATCAATTTGTAAACAGAGAAGCTGTTGTTGTGTCTACACCTATAATAGGTAAAGATTTAGGTATAAAACCTGGTGATACCGTGATAACTCATTTTAATGTTTTTAGAAGATGGCATGACATGAAAGGTATCGAACGAAACAGTAGAAGTTGGTTTGATGAAAAAACATATATAATAAACTACGATCAAATATTTTTATATAAAAGAAATAAAGATTGGTTGTGCCCTAAAGGTTATTGTTTTATTCAACCAATTAAAAACACAGAAAAGCTTGGTACTGAAATAGAAAAACCTATTATGGGTATAGTTAAATACTCTGATGGTACCGTTAAAGTTGGAGATTTAATAGGGTATAGACCTAACACAGAGTGTGAGTTTATAGTTGACGGCGTTAGACTTTATAGAGTTTTATCAAATTTAATTACAATAAAATATGAATACCAAGGAAACGAAGAAACGTATAATCCAAGCTGGGCATAAAGCCGTTGAAGAGTTGATTAAAGTAGCTAAAGAAGCTATTGTAGATTCAGACGATGATATATCAGCTGACAGATTAAAAAATGCAGCAGCCACTAAAAAGCTAGCTATATTTGACGCGTTTGAAATATTAAACAGAATCCAAGAAGAAGAAAACATATTAGAAGGCAAAGAACCCGAAGATAAAAAAGACAGAGTATTTAAAGGATTTGCAGAAGGAAGATCTAAGTAATGTACAAACAAACTTTATATAAAATAATAGAGCCTGTAAAAGCCACAACCATAACTAGATTAAATAAAACTAAAAAATGGAAATACGGTTATAACAAAGAACATGATTTAGTTGTTATTTCTAGAACTGGTAAAATAGGTGAAATATACGAAATACAAGGTTTAAAAATAGCTTTACCAAAACAACCTAAAGTGGTATTTAAACATGATAAAAATAAATGGGCTAAAATAGATCAACCAAAAGAATTAAGTAAATTAAAAAATATATTTGATTGGAGACATTATCCAGATGAAGCAAAAGATCAATGGTATGATTATATAGATCAAGAATTTGAAAGAAGAGATAATGGCTTTTGGTTTATTAATAAAGGCCAACCAACTTATATAACAGGTACACATTATATGTATTTACAATGGAGTAAAATTGATGTAGGTGCTCCTGACTTTAGAGAAGCTAATAGACTATTTTATATATTCTGGGAAGCTTGTAAAGCTG